GTTGAGCTGCTTGCTGGATAGCCGCCTGAGAGAAGGCAGACTGTTCAGGAGCCAAGGTAGCAGGGGCTTCTGGCATCCCCTGATAAAGCCGTTGAGCTTCACCTAAGCTGTAAGTAATATACGGCTTAAACTCCGGTGCTATCTCCGTCTTTGTTTCTTGAGTTCCGCCACCACCACCCATATCACACCTCGCATATCCATTTTCGGGGCCGGAATCCATAAGCCTTAGCCCTACGATTCCACCCCGGCCTATGACTAGCAAATGTTAAATATTTGACATTAGCATCTCTAGCCATATTTTTTATAAATTGTAAACCTTTTTGTACCACTTGATAATCATTTTCTAACGTCCATGCAGCCCAAACGTGCAATTCCTCGCCCATTGGTTGCAGGATAAAGAAGCCATAAAAATGGTTATTCTTTAGTACCACCCACAGCATTGCCTTTTGGTTCCAGCAATCTGTGTATACATCTTCAGGTATCCAGTTCTCAGGGCTTCTACCCTTAATCTTGTCTAAACCAGCCCGAATACTAGGCCACCATTTGCGGAGATCATCCACAGGGATATGTTTAAATTCTGTCATCCGACAATTATATAGCCATAGGTTTTATCTGCTGTATTGTTAGACCAATGCGTAAGAGTCGCACTGCCCTGCTGCTGAGATGAAACATAGACATTTGTTGTTGCACTAGGTGCTATATATTGCATGGTTGCAATGGCACTAGGAATAGCTGGTCTAGTCGGGCTAGTGCTGGTTCCAAAATGCTCAAGTGAAACACCAATATCAGTGGTTCTCCACATAACCTGAGCATAATCCCCTGCGTTCATTTCTAAAAAGAAATTCATAGCAGCAATCAGGTGAGAAGGATCGCCTGTGCTTTTTCTAGCTGGCAGGTGAAACCGGCTATTAGACGCAGCAACGTCCGATCCATTCTTGCGGAACCAGATGTCTACGTCCTGACCATCATTCGTCGTATTCTTGAACTGTAGCGAAAATTGCAAGTTATAAAGACCGTAGTTTCTGACATTCAGCCTAGAACTATTGGATAGGTATATTCCGTTACTGTAATCAGTCGTATTAAAGGTAACTTCATACGCTGTTGTAGTATTAGCAGCAGTCTGGTCTGTAGTGTCCTGAAAAGCCCCATAGGGAGCAGAATCAGCTTCAGCAGCAGCAGATACAGGAACCAAGAAAATCAGGCTGTCGTAGCCTATACGCTCGTCATAGAGGGTAGTTGTAGTGACATTGCCTGTTGCTAAGGTAATCAGACCCGTATTATTGGTCTTTCCGTCCATAATCCCACGAACGACCTCAGAAACAGCTCGCTGATCCCCTCCAAATGGCGGTAGTGTACGAAACTGAGTCATCGATTACCCTGTTTAACAACGTCAAACTCCAAACCAACCGCAGTTCCCCAGTTAGCACCGCTAGGAGTCAGTCTCAAACGATGATATTCGCCATTAGACCGCAAACTCACACGGTTTTCAGCGTCAGCAGCTACATCTGAGCCAAATTCCACCTGTTCAGCAAGATTATCCCGGCTGGAAATAGCGATAGAAGCACTACCTTTGTCCACAATCGGCTTTGCCAGCATCACCGTAGACCGACCTACATCAATATCACCAGTTGTAATGATCGCAGTCTTTGGTTGACCAGAGAAAGCAATGATCTTTTGACCAGAAACACCTGCAAATAATAGTTGTCCACCAGCAAAAACACGGGAATCTAGCGGAATATCAAGCGCATCAATGCTTGTGTTGTAGTTATCCACCTGCTCCAGAGTTGCTGAAGGCGTTAAAGCATAAGCAATAGACGTTGCTGTAGTGTCTGCATAAGACCACTTGTTCAAATCAATAGAGAAAATCAACAGATTCTTGCCGCCAAACGTATTATTAAACTTCCAGATTACTAATTTATTAACAGGATCAACCGTAGCACTCATTCCTGTTGATATTTCGTTAGGAATAGCGTTATCAAAGAACCAGCGGTTTACTTTCTCAGTACCGATATTCTTCGTTGTTTGACCATCGCAGACATAGAATCCATCGTCTGCAAGGAAATAGGTCAGGTTGCCATACTGAGCAATAGATCCGTTAGAAATACAGCCTAAAGACCGGCTAATAGCGTCAAACTGGAAAAAGAACGGAGAGCCAGCATAGCTCATCCGGTAGATAGCACGTTCTAGGAATACCAGACCATACTCACCACCTGCCAAACCAGTAATATCGCCACCATCAGGAAGGATCTGGCTGTCAGCCTGAGAAGCAGCAGCAGGAGTCCAGTCTGTCTCATCATTCAAGTCTGACCAGTAAACCTTACTTGTATCTGTACCGTCATTAGCAGCCACCACAAAGTCACGGACAACCGTTACGAACTTTGCAATAGGCGCATCAGCAGACAAGTCACCAAAGTAAGTTGATGAATTCAGCGTCCATGATTGCAACTTATCCTGACCATTAGCCAAAATCATCTTAGGGCCAAACTGCGTTACATCCCATCCCTCGACTGCGGTATATCCTGTCGTAGTCAATGCATCCAAACTAGCATCATTGCTGTCAAACTTGTATATCTGTGTTGCACTAGCAGCAAACAGTGAACTAACTCCACCAAACTTACCAGCAAAGGTAATCAGCAGACTAGCGCCAGCAGCATCAGAATAATCAGCTTCACTCTTAATCGGAGCATAACCGTTAGCAACGGGATAACAATTCTTAGCGTCTGTTATCGCCCCCATGACACCGGGCTGATCTGGCAACCACTCACCGAATATGATCTTTTGCATTTATTCCTCTGCTGGCAAAGGTTGGTTTCCTTCTTCAAGCCACTTCAGGTAAGCCTGATAGTCGGTGTTGGCTGGGTCAAAGGGGATAAGAGCTTTATCAGATATGCGCTCCACTATGTTTCCACTTGATGTTAGCTTATACATTTATAGCTCCGATGAAGCTGCGTAATGCAAAAAGTTTGAATAGTTCGCCACACTATTACTGCCGTAAAATAAAAAGCCTCTTGCCCCAAGATTAAATGGCGCAGTGTTTGGCGTAATATTATGTGTAAAAGTTGTAGACCCAGCAGAGGGTACATAGCTAACTCTGCTTGCGTTTCCGTTGCCGTCCCAATAAGACAAAGTCGGCGTTGTTCTCATAGTCTGCACAAAATAAACTGTACCTATGTAGTTACCGGCACCTGACGGGCCAGAAATTGAAGTGCCAGCCATATTAAGGGTTGTTGCCGACCCCGGTGGCGATTCAATTGCGTAACTCTTCTGGTAGTACCTCTGACAAAGTATTAACTCCGTACCATACGGCCTGTAATCAAAGCTCGTCGCTGTGCTGCCTTTTTCGAGTTGTACGCCGGTGATGTAGAAAGTTGCGCCGTTGGTTCCGACTACGCTGGTTGCGCCTGTGGCTGAATAAAGCGTTGAACCAGACCATGCGTTTGCCGTACCACTGTAAGTTGATCCCACACCAAGACCAAACGTAATAACAACCCCCGCACTTGAGCCAGTTTCCCACGTCCCAGACGTATCTCCGGGAATAGTGATTGTTTCTAACTCCCAAGTATTTGCAGCAGAAATTGTAAAAGTAAATGGGTAACTGCGCGTATCGCCATTGTTGCAAATTGATCCGCCAAAAGTTCCAGTCAATGACGAACGAACCCAGAACGACAAGGTTACTGTCGCTGCATTAGCAGTACCCCAAGCAAAATCAGCAGTATTAAAACCTTCAATGGGTTGCCTAATTAAGAAAAAATCAGCCGCTAAAACTGAATACGCAGAGGATGAAGTAACACCAAGATATTTTGTAAACCCGGCAGGTGGCGTTACCGATCCAGCATTTTGTTGAATCGTGTATTTTGACGTTTGTGAGTAATTTGTTTTCCAACGGTCAACCGTAAAAAAGTTGCTTCCGCTTGCCGTAGATAAACTCGCCCCGTTATTCCGCTGGTCGATGACCATAGCACCGTTGATGATGCGGTTCTTAAACCCAAACCCTGTCGCAGCAGTAGTCTGAGTGCTGTTATCGTTAAACGTAAGACCGTTAGTGCCGTTAATGGTGACGCTCATGACGTGCCTTTCGTTTTGTGTTTAAGTGTCATGGTTGTCCTTTAGCGGAAAATGGCAATGTAGTTATAAGCTAAATCTGTTGCGACTCCGCCATCAGTTTCAATGATTCTGATAGATCCAGTTGCTGGTGAGCGAGGTGCTATTGTTCTACTTGTATTGCCGCTAACCACAGCATCACTTAATGCACATCCAGTTGTAACACTATAATTAACATCAGGCATAGCAGTTGTAAAGTTCACCGTGTAGTCACCAGTTCCATTATCTGTGATGCTCGTTACATTACCTGATGCACGAATAGCCACAGTCCCAGTGCCATTAAAATTAACCCAAGCTCTGCACATATATAAAGGTGCTGAACCACTAGGCTCTGCAAGAGAAGCAGTACCAAATGTCTGCGCTCCAGAAAACGTCTTATTACTTAACGTCTGTGTTGAATCTGTGCCAACCATAGTCGTATCAGCAGCAGGAACCGTAATCGTCTTGTCCGACGCTGTATTAGCACCAGTTAGTATTACTCCACCACCAGAAGCTGTGTTTAACTTGATTGGCATATCAAATCCCTAGTGCTACTTTAATCTCGTCAGGTGTTGTAGCTGCGTCAATCTGGGCTTGTATCGTTGCGTATTTATCACGGATAGCCTGACGAGCAGCCTCAGCAGCTACAGCATCAGCACCGGGAATAGCTTTAGCAATTACAGCATCATGCGGAGCGAATTCCTCAGCCCTAGCAGCACGACGCATATCGTGACCAATGGCCTTAGCTTTGTTTACGTCAATTACGATGCCCATGTCCAAGCTCCACGGAAAGTTCTGTCTGATGGTATTTCTGATACGTCTACGATCTGGTACGGCTTACCAGCAGGTACGTCCTTGGCAGCAATTTCTTCAATGGTCAGACCGCAGTCAGCAGGTACTATGACTGCTACGCCTTCGTCTGTTGGGTAAATTATTCTTTGGTTCATGGTTGTCCTTTAGCGGAATATGGCTACGTTAAGATAGTCAGCATCAGTATTAGTTATTGAAACAATAGCAATATTAAATCTAAAAGCTGATGCAGTAGGAGCAACAGTGTTTCCAGATCCATCTACTGCCGCTGATATAATTGGTTGCCTACCAACTGTATTGCCCCCCGCAGTTATATTTGCTGAATAATTCGCGTCAGTCATAGCTACAGTAAAGTTCACCGTATAATTACCCGTACCATTGTCAGTGATAGAACTCACATTGCCTGACGCACGAATCGCAACCGTACCCGTACCATTAAAGTTTACCCATGCCCTAGCCGCATAAATGGGCGCAGAACCACTCTGAGCGCCATCTAGCTTTGCCGCAGTAATCGCAGCATTAACAATATCAGCAGTCACAATAGAACTATTAGGCAATCCACCTGCGGATAAACCTGTAATCGTGCCGCTACCGTCAATCGTTATTGGCATCTTATTGCCTCATCCAATTATCAGAACCTGCGTTTACATTCGTCCAAGTATTCGATCCAGCAGAAACTGGTGTCCA